GTTTCTTTCATATTCAATATTTCCAGCAGTCTGAGTGAATTTATAAGCTTCAAATATGGATTTCTCACCCATTATTTCAGCATCACTATTTCGATATAACATCTTTCCCTCAAATCTAGATGATGGCTCCTTAGAAAGGAACAACTTAAGGTTATTATGTCTTGGTGTTGACTGAGGTAAATATAATAGAGCATTATCACTCTTACCTATACGCACGTAAGAACTATTACCAATCTTCGTCCTAAAATTTCCTCCTGGACGGTCTAGAGGCGAATAGATAAAGTCTACTTCTGCATAATTCCTTGAAACAATGTGATAGGGAACTAACCAACAACAATGGTGGATGTAGAAGGCATTAGAAGTGTTCATCGTTTGACGATCTGCGGAATAATATTTTAACATCGCTATACCTCTTCTAGTTCGATTTTCAACTTCTTCGAACGTCATATTTTTACTGTTAAAAAGTGGTGCTTCCACCACAGGTTTTTTCCACATATTCGGCACTTCTAATCCTTTGGTTCTTGATTCATAGTATATGCTATCAGGAGCAGCAAAGCTAACGTGAGGATTATCATATTCCACATAGTTTTCCGATCTGTCATGAGAAATAACGTTCTCACGACGGTATACGGGTCTTTGAGGAATAGATTCTCTTGGATCTTCCCTGGATTGGGTTTGACCCTGGTCAACTGAAGCTAATCCTAACCATCTACAAATTCTATCTTTATTGAGATAGAGAAGAACCACAACTCCACTAATGATATACCACTTATAGTTCATATATTTACACACATTGGCATTAATCTTTCTTTTCAATTGTCGGTAATCGGCTGCGACCATCGTATAATAATTGACAACTTTACTCATACAAGTAAAAGTAAAGTATACGAACCAACAAAATAGTATCCAAACTAACTCTCCAATATATGCATAGAAATTGGCTATATAAAAATGTGCAAAAAGAACAGGTGATAACAAAAGCACGAAGAACCAGTGGGGGTGAGTAAAAAAGAATCTCACTAACCCTCTGGTCTTATAC